ACCCCAAAATCAGGCACAGTAGCCGCAGCTAAAGCTGGATTTCAAGAATTAAAAGGTGATGTAGCCGCATTAGCCGGACGTACCGGTTTAATGGATATAGAAGAAGCAGCTAAATATAAAGCTGAACGTGAACGTCAAGCTAAACGCATATTTAAACCAACCGAAGAAGGTTGGTTAGAAGCCCCCCTAACTAAATTTGGTGAACTTGCCGGTGGTTCTGCACCATACATGCTTGCGCCTGCTGTTGCTGGTGGAGCGGCTCTACTTGGCGGTGTTCCTGCTCTTGGTGTTGCTGGCGCCGCCGGATTAGCTTCTGCTACGCAGTTTGCCGGTTCAAACCTTTCTCGCCAAATGCAAGAAGGTAAAAAATTAGAAGAAACAGATTTAGGCGCTGCATTAACCGCTGCCCCATTCCAAGCCGCTCTTGACGTTACTGCTGGTAGATTAATTCCTGGCATTGGTAAAATTTTTGGAGCAGCAGGTAAAAAGATTACGCCCGATGTTGCTAAAAAAATTGCTGAACAGGGTTTAGGTAAAGCCGCTCTTGATTACGGAATTAAAACTGGCACAGTAGCAACAGCCGAAGGTTTAACTGAAGCTGGGCAACAACTTTTAGAACGTTTACAAGCTGGGTTAGATATTCAAAGTCCTGAAGCAAGAGACGAATATTTCCAGAGCTTTTTAGGCGGCGCTGTTCTTGGCGGTACATTAGGTGTACCCGGTAGATATTTTGAACGTCGTGGCATTATTGCTGAAGGCGAAAAACTAAAGCGCGAAGAAGCTGATAAACAAGCGGCTAAAGAACTAGCAGATAAAGAAGAACAAAAAAAAGTTAAACAGGCGCAAGAAGAATTTGCCAAAATTGCTGCAGAGCAAAAACCACCTGCGTTAACAGAAGAACAGATAGCCACTATGCGTGGTGAAGTAGATAGCCAACGTGGCGTTTTAAACAGAGAACTTGATCGGTTACGTACTCAAGCTAAAGCTACACCTGATGTAGATGAGTATTTAAAAATTAGCGAACAAGCGGACAAACTTCAAGCTGGCTTGGATGAACTAGATCCTGACAAAGTTAAAGCGCAGATAAACAAAATAGCTAAAGAAAATACTGCGCTGCAAAAGCAGGTTAAAGCTGAAAAAGATGAAGAAAAACAGGCAGATTTAAAAATATTGCTTGATCAAGGAATGGCAAAACTTGAGACTCTTAAGCAAAAACTACCTGCCTTAGAAGCGGTTAAAGAAACCGCAGCGCCTAAACAAACTCTTAAAAGTGTTTTGCAACAGATTGACAAAGCCCGTGAACTTGGTGACTTGGCTGAACTTGGCAGACTTGCTAAAAAATATAAAGCGCTGCAAGGGCAATATACAGGGATGGAAGAGCAGGGGTCTTTGTTTGAGGGCGAAGGGGCATATACATATTCGGAAGAAACTCGTCAAAAAACAATAGAAGCTAAAGAAAAACAAGCAGCTGATTTTGAAAAGGCTGTTAAAGAAGCAGAAGAAAGAGCTACGCCCAAAGCAACTGAGGTTCTTGAAGCTGCTACTCCTGAAGACATCGAAGCGCAAAAAAAACTACAAACGTTATATGCGGAACGCAAGCGTCTTGATGAATTGTTTGAAAAAGCAAATACCAATAATGACATTCGCGCCGCAATAGATATTAAAAATACGCTAATACCTGAAAAAGAAGCGCAAATTACAGAAGCAGAACGTGCTGCTAAAGGGACGCCCCCCACAGAATACGGTGTATTTAGTTTTGATACGGTAAAAGAAGCCAAAGAAATTGCTGGGTTAAAAAACAAAATTGCTGAATTAGACAGCAAATTAAAGGCGGGGGCTTCTAGTAGACAAGCATTAGAAAAAGAAGGGCAATTAACAGAAGCTGGTAAAAAACTTGCAGATGTTCAACGTGAACGGGATACTTTGCTACAACAAGTTCAGCAAAGAGAAACTAAGTTAAATGACATAAATTTACAGCAAGGCGTAGAAGCTCAGCTTACACAACAGATTTCACAGGCTTTTCCACAGCGCGGTCCACAAGTTGAATTTTTAGGTAAAACAAGTGCGTTGCGCAGACATGTTAGTAACCGTCTTGGTTTACGTGCTAGTTTAATTGGGTTACAAAGAAAATTACAGCTTGCCAGAAGAAAACGGCAAGACAGAGAAGCGGCCGGTAATTTAGTTAATCAAATGCGTGAATTACTTGAAAAAATAAACGGCGTTGAAACAGAACCGTTAGAAATTCCTATACCAGAAAAACTGCCGGAAAAAACTAAACAATATTATCGAGCTTTAAATGAAGTTAGAGCTAAACAACAAAAAGCAACTGATGTTTATTTAACTTCGTTACAAGCGCTATCTCGCAGAGACTACATTGGTGGAGAAACTAAAAAAGCTAAAGCCACTAAACAAATATTAGAAAAACGAGTAAAAGACAATTATAAACAGCTTACAAATTTGTTTTTAGCGGAAGTTGTTTTACATAGAAAAGTTACAAACAAACCAAGTTTAACAAAAACACAAGAAGAATCTTTTGCATCTGAAATAGAAGAAACCTTTGAAGATTTTAAACGTTTGGCTGAAGGCGAACTAGCTGCTGCCGATTCAGCCCAAGCCGTCTTAACGGAACAAATTTCAGACGCTATTCAAAACGCAGCAAATGTAACAACGTATGTTGCTGAAAAACCGCTATTAAAAACGCAGTTTGGTAAACCAGAACCTGAAGAAATCGGCAAATCGGCAGAAGAAATGGGTTTAACTGTTCGTGAAAAAGAAGCAGGTGAAAAACTTGATGTATCTAATATAGGTAATATTGAGCAACGTGACTTGTTTGCTGAAAAAGAGTTAGAGCCTATTGCCACTAAACGTGCTACCCATGCTAACTTTATGCGCTTTGTTGGTATCCAAGCCAATAGATTTAGACAAGCCCAAGAAACTGCCCAACGTTTTATTGAGCAGTTCCAAAAGCCAGCAAAAAACTTAGAAGATAAAATTGCCGATTATCGTACTAACTTAAAAGAGTACCGCAACACGTTGGTAGAAGTAGGCAAAGCTACGGCGCAAGAATCTTTACAAAAAGCTAAAGCGGATCTTAAAGGTCAGTCTCGTCGTATTAAAAAAGAAGCCGTTGACATTATGGAAGAGCTTTATGGTAAGCAAATTCAAGAGCTTGAAGTTAAGTTAAAAGACGCAAAGCGTGAAGGTATTGCGTTCTATAAAGTATTTAACAAGCTCAAGGATGGCAAACTTAAGACGTCTGCCAAGCGCAAGCTGCAGCGCTACGCTGATATAATCAATAGCACACAAGAACAAATCAACGACTTGTATAAGTTGTTTAACGACACCGTAGACAGCGCCCCAGCGCAAGAAGAAGCTCGTTTGTTTGCACAATACATGATTACTGACCCGGTTTTAAATTCAGTAAAAGCAACATACAAGCGCAAGCAGGCTATTTTAAAAGCCGCTGTTAAAAAGAGAGACGCCGCTTATTCAGCCGTAGCTACTGAAAGACGCGCTAAAGAAGCTGTAGAAAATGCACCGCCATCTACACAAATTACACCGGAACAAGTTGAAACTGAACAACGCTTTTTATCGGGATTAAATTTACCGGGCGTTCGCATGACTGGCGACATTATTAAAGCTAGATCAGAGTTGGCTAAACTAAAAGAAGACCTAAAACGGTACCTTAAAGAAGGCAAAAAAAGTGAAGTTACTAAAACCCGTAAAGCTATTGCAGAACAAGAAAAATATATTGATGAAATAAGTAAACCATTACTAACGCCAAAACAAAAAGCAGAAAAAGCGCAAGCTGAAATAGCGGAATTATCTCGTAAAAGCGCTGAATATAGTAGAGATCGCGCCGATCTTAAAAAACGTCAAGCGGAAATGCGTGAAAAAGAAGGCATTGAGTTTGCCGCAAATAAACGTGCGGCGTTAAACAAAGAGATAGTACAACTTGAAGTTGACCAAGAAAACGCTAAGACCAAAAAAGAAAAAGATGATATTCAAAAAGATATAGTACTTAAGCGCAAAGAATTAAAAGATGTTAAAGCCGTACCAACAGAAGAAAGAATACCGCAATCTAAACGACAAGTTGGACCAGCAACACGTCATGTACGTCCTGCACAAATGCAAACGGGCGTAAAGAAAGGTTCCTCTAAAACAACAACTGAAACAACAACTGAAATAATTAAAACGGCAATTAAAGCTACTACACCTGCTAAAGCTTTTGATTTTGATATGGGTGTTGAGCGTGACATTAGCGGGTTGTCTGCTCAAGAATTTGGGGATATGTTTAATGGGTTATCTAAAGGCGACGCAGAGTTTCGTGTAGAAGAAGTTGCTACTGGAACGCCGTTAAGCCAGTCTGCAATTCAAAAACTTCTTGATAATATTAAGATGCCTAAAGGTCTTAAAGTTGTTGTGTTAGATAAGTTACCTGAAAGTATTTTACAAACTCTTGATAAATATGGAGTTAACCCGGCTGGGACTAGGGGTTGGGTAGATTCAAGCGGAACTGTATATATAGTTGCCGGAAACCATACAAGCATTAATGATGCAAAAGAAACTATAGCACACGAACTTATAGGGCACATTGGCGTTGAAGGTGTTCTTGGCAATGAAGGTATGAAAGCTTTGGTAAAGAAAATATCAGGGCAAAAAGGATATGAAGGTCAAACATCTTATAAAGGCGCTTATACGGGTTTCTTTGGTATAGAAAAATTAGCAGGTGAATTGGGTGTTGCAGAAGATGCGACTGCCGCCTATTTAAGTGCTAAAAAAGCAGGTAAGACTGAAGAAGAAGCTAAAGAAGCGGCTGTAAAAGAAATGATAGCCCATGTTGCAGAAGCAACGGCTACTAAGTCTTTCTTAGCAAAAGCCAACGATTTTATTAAAGCAATGATTGGTGTTTTACGCGCACAGTTGCGTAAAATGGGTCTTGAACTAGATACTAACACTAGCGACATTTACAAAATAATTCGTGACGCTAGAAAACAATTTGACAGCATTACACCCGGAGCGTATGTTCGTGGGGATGGTGAAATTACTTTTAGAAGTAATGTTAAATACAATTCAGCTTTTGATGATGTTAAAGACGACATAAGCAAAGTTGTTCATAGAGAAAAGTCTTTGCGCGATAAAGTCAAAGGATCTGCTTTTGGTTTAATTTTCCGCACTCGTTATATTGATAGGTTTGCTCCTATTGAGCGCCTTACAGCCAAAATGAAAGATGCTTTAGAAGCTACGCAGTTAATGTACTACTTGCGTATGCACGATCAAAGATTAAATTGGACGGCGGAGATTGCTTCAAACGGCCCAATTGATATTGTTGAAAAGAAACGCGCAGATGGGCAAATTGAAAGAGTTATTGAAAGCAAAGAAGGACCTAACCTAAAACAAATTGCTGAAATTTTAGCAAGAGCAAACGTGGGCTCACCGCAAGCTGCCAATGAACTGTTTACTTTTTATCTAGCTGCTCTTCGCGCAAAAAACAAAGGCATTGAAAAGCTTAATTTTGGTAAAGACGTAACGCCTGAATTATTGGCTAAAGTTATGAAACGTATTGACGCTAGCCCATCAACTAAGCAAGCGTTTGAAAAGGCACGTGAGGTATATAACAACTACAACGACGGTTTAATTAATTTTGCTGTTAAAACTGGGGCTATATCTAAAAAAGATGCCGCATCAATGCTTAAAGAGCGCGACTATATTCCGTTCTATCGCGCAGATGATAAAGGCGCTATAGTTTTAGACATAGGCGTAGCAGCCCCCATAAAAATTGGTAACTTAAAAGATCAGCCGTATTTGCATGAATTAGTTGGTGGAGATACAGCTATTAAAGATATGTTTACTAGCGCATTGCAAAACACTAATTTGTTAACTGATATGGCGTTGCGCAATTTAGCTACTCGTAATGTGGCGTTTTCTTTAGAAAAATTAGGGTTTTTGACCCCCATATCTGATAAAAATAAAGCGTCTATTAGAAATGGTCCCGGTCCTGCTAGAGCGGATGTTATTAGATTTAAGATTGACGGTGAAGATAAGCATGCCATTGTAGAAGGTTTTGATAATGTGCCGGCTGAGTTAATTGTTAAAGGTATGGAGGGTGTTAAAACTTCGTTGCCTAACTTAGTTGAATACATGGCTATGCCTGCTTCCACATTACGTAAATTTATTACTCGCAATCCAGTATATGCGTTGCGTCAAGTTGTTCGTGATTCTTTATCTGCTTCAATGGCAAGCGGCTCAGACGCTGTTCCAATAATGGGGTCACTTAAAGAACTTGGCAAAATGGTTCGTGGCAAAAGCGAAGGTGAGTTTTTGTTACAAAGAAAAGGTATTTTAGGTGGGCAGGTATTAACAGGAACATCAGAAGATACCAAACAAATTATGTTGCAGATTACTAGTGGTAAACCCGGATGGAATACTGCTATGGCTAAACTAGATAAGTTAGCTATTAGGGGCGACGCTGCTTCACGCGTATCTATGTATAACAGTTTTTTAAAGCAAGGTCTATCCGATATGGAAGCAACCTTAGCTACGCTTGAGTCTATGAACTTTAGCAAGCGTGGAACGTCACCCAGTATGTTTGTATTGAATATGCTTGTGCCGTTTATGAATGCGCAAGTTCAAGGTCTTGATGTTATATACAAAGCTTTTGCAGGCAAAATGCCGTTTAATGAAAAACTTAAAGTTAAAGAGAAATTAATTAAGCGAGCCATTATGATGGGCGGTTTTACATTGGCATACACCGCTTTAATGTACGACGATGAAGCATATAAAAACGCTAACCCTGATGAAAAATACAGCAATTGGTTTATGTATGTGCCGGGAATTGATGAGCCAGTCCGTGTACCAATTCCATTTGAATTAGGTCTTTTATTTAAAGCATTACCTGAAGCACTTGTAACTACTGCTTTTGGTGATGAAAAACTAAAAGATTCATCTAAAGCAATTGCCAATATGGTGTGGAATTCTATTCCAATTAGTTTGCCGGCAGCAATTAAACCGATGATTGAAGTTTCGTTGAACAAATCGTTCTTTACTGGACGGGAAATTGAAACTAAACGTATGCAAGAACTTGAAGCTAGCGAGCGGTTTACTGATAGAACGTCTGAAATTGCTAAGGTTCTTGGTAAAGGAACAGGCGTGTTTGGTTTATCTCCAATTAAGTTAGAGTATTTAATTAGGGGGTATACAGGCTCGTTCCCATTAGCGGTAGTTTCTTTATCTAATCCAGTATTGCGTACTAGCGAAGCGGGTGATACGCCAACAACTCGTGCTAGCGAAGTGCCTGTATTTGGTGGTCTATTCCAACCTAAAGACGCTAGTGGTTTAATTAATAAAGCCTACCATGATATGGACGCTGTTATTGCCGCTAAACAAACCTACAATAAGAAGATTGAAGAAGGGCGCATTGAAGACGCCGAAGATTATTTAAATGAGCAAGCCGACCTTATTGGCATGGCTACTATGGCAGGAAGATTCCGTCAGCGTATGGGGGATATTACTAAGCAAGAACGTGCTGTTAGGGCGGATCCAAAATTAAGTGCGGGTGAAAAACGGCAGTTGCTAGATGAACTACGGCAGGCAAAAATACAAACCGCTAAAGATTTCTCTAGCGCACGCGAGTAAATATAACCCCTAGTTTGCCTTTAACAACCCCAAAGGACGCTTTACCCAGTACCCCTTTGTGAATAGCTACCGTTAACCCCTCTGATTTTACTTTTTCAAGTTGCAAAGTAGGAACAAAAAACGCCCCTTTTGGGGGCGTATCAATCCACGGGTAATCTATTTTATAGATTCTCGTCATCTTCAGTTATTGGCTTACTAATCTGCATTACGTTTACTCGCATAGAAGGTCCACGGGTTTTAGAAAGCATGTCCTTGCGCATATAGTTAATCTTAAAGTTAGGCAAGCGCTCAAGCCCATCTTTAAAGTCTTTATATCCATAACTCATAGCAACACAATGTTGTTTAAGTAGTTGCTCTTCAATGTAGTAATCAATGTGCCCCGGCGTTAGTCCATGTTCAACCCGTCCTGCTACATCAGAGCGAGTAAGCGACTGATCAATCTCCCCACTACCACCCAGCGTAGCGTTTAGCGTGCCATTAACCGCTTTAACAACCACAAATTTACCAAAGAACTCCCTAGTATACGCATTCAAAACGTCTTCAGGAGTGCGCTTACTGCCGTGGATAATGCCACGAGCGCTGTAAACCATAAGTCTAAGCACATCAATAATTGGACCAACAGGAATATCAATCAGGTTTGCATGTTTTTTACCAAGCAGTTGTACCATAGCGATAATGCAGCTATTACCCGCAGTCCAGTAGCGTTCGTCATTGGTTGCTTCAAATTCTTTTTCCAAACGGCTTTGTGTATCTTGTAATACCTGCTTGGCTTCCTCACGGTTTCTAACAACCCATCGAATTAGCTCACGCCCAACAACACCGAAGTTATTTTTAAGTAGGCTCAATGTAGCGGCTTCTTCTGTTGTCCACTTTAGTTTCTTGTTCATCTGCAACTCTAATATACGGAACATTTCTGCCTGTGATGCATGTTTTCTAGCACCCGATAAGAAATCCATAACGTGCGTATTAGATGAAAGAAGAACTAATAGTTTCCAAGTAGAAGTATTTATCCGCTCTTCATTACTGCCCTGTTTCATGCGGTCTTTACCTTTACCCTGCGTTAAATCTAGCAAGAACTCAGGTAACCACTCGAAGTCATCACGGCTCTTGTTTGTGGTTTCATCAACAATAAATGGCAGGCTGTTTAGTAATCCTTGACGCTGTTGCGATGCAACAATAGAAGTGCTTTGTGTAACCCGATACTGCTCAGGATGCCCAAAGAAACTAGCCGCAAGTTCAAGTGCCAACGACTTACCCATCCCTGATTCAGATGAGCCTAAGTGATAAACGCAACCATTAAAGCCCGTAAAGTCCATCAAAATAGATGCCGGACCAACTAAAGCCATAGCCAACACTTGCCACTCTTGCTTAGCCACTAGCATACTAAAGACTTTGCGCCAGTTATCTAATGAACCTACAGGAATAGTCGATAAGTTAATGTTATCAAGGGCGGGTGTGGGTACATAAACTTCTGATCCATCGGAAGCAAATACTCGGCTGTTATATACAAACGTCTTGTCAGGTTGCCAACCACAACTATTGGGGACTTTTACTGCCCTTTTATTGGCGCTGACGAACTCTACACAACCACGTACATACTCAAATAAGTTCTTGTCGTTGCCGGAACCATAAGCTGCGATGATATTTTGATTGGCTAAGCCCTTTACAGTCTCGTCTTTACTTACTACCGCTTTTTGTGGCAACAATATATCAATCGGACCTTCGGGTCTAAACGCAACCATGTGTACTAAGTGGTCACCGTTGCTATTCAGAATATCTACTGCAAACAAGTCGTAGGGAAGTAGCATGATCTGCTTACGCGTTTTCTTCCCATCTTCATCGTCCATTAGCTTATCCATAAAGATACCGCCGTTAGAGCCGTAGCTAAATCCTTTAGGGGGTGTTGGACGAGTTACAGTTTTTTGTTCCCTATCTGGTGTATCTTCAGGCGCTTCAATAACTATCTCTTTTGGCTCGTTATCTACCTTAATTTCCCGTCCTAGTGCTAATGGATTAGTTATCTTGGTAAAGTGCGGGCATTTCTCACATACGCCGGGGTTTGTTTCGTCAATCTTATAGCAGGAATACGGACCTTTTATAGCGTGCCATTTCTGATTGTGGCGGTCTGTATCGTATGGGTGCATGGCTGATAATGCCAAGCCTGCTTCTTGTCCGTCTTCGCACGATTTAGCTATGCTGAGGATGGAGCGCCACAAAGGTTCCATTCCGTCTTCCGTAGCATGATCTTTGTAATACTGAATCTGAGCACACTTCGGTTCGATAGTTTTAAAGAACGTAATACTGTTTTCCATTAGCTTTACACTATTGGCGTTTGGCGCTAGTTTCGGGCGTTTTCCGGGGATGTTCAGAAGCTCATATGCTGAGCCACTCATTTTTTCTTTAAGTAGCGCCTCAATAACAGCAAAATCAAAAGTCTTGGGGCTAGACTCCACCATGATCTTAACTTTGCGTGGTTTCTCTTGCTTGTAGTTATTGGTATCAGGCACCCGCAATACACGGGCGGCATCGCCAGTAACCATAGAATCAATCTTAAAGCCTTCTTTCTTGCAAAGCCGTTTTAGATTCTCTGCAACAGGTTTCCAAACATCGACATCTACTTCTTCAGTAAAAGCCCAATACACATGCAAACCACCACCGCTAGAAACAATCCAAGGGGTGCCTAGAGAAGCTAAACCGGTTGTACTAAGGAACGAGTCTAGGGCATTGGCTGCTTCGGTTTTGGTGGGGTAATCTTTGCCTTTACCACAATCAATATCCAAGAACAAAGACTTAATTTTTGATACATTTTCGGCTAAGCGTTTTCCATCTTCCTTAAAGGTTGCTAGAGCATAGAACGCATTTAATCCTTGACCGCTAAAGTCAACTGCATTGTTATATAACTCGTCAATAGAATCGACGAATACGTGTTTTTTATAGTCTGTGCTAAGTTCGCAGGCGCAATATTTACCCGAAGAAGGAAGCACAGTCGCTAGGAATTCCTGCGACGTCATGTGAGCCTTTCAAGTTAATAGTAGTAATGCGTTTTGCTTGCTAGCCGTTTAATTAATTCAAGTTGCCAAGACTTACTTAAATCGTTGGTATGCGCTTTTTCTTCTGCAAATCGTATTAATTCTGCATCGGATAGATTACTTGGTACAAATGGGTCTTCGATTAATTCTTCGCGCATTTTCTTAGTGCCTCTTCTGAAGTTGAACTTGCTTGTAATATATTAAGCAACGATTGGACTCTATCACGATATGCGGGGGTTACTTCCCTCCCGCTAAACCAATTGTATACAGTCTGCCTTGTTGCCCCTGTGAATTTTGATACTTGTATTACTGGAAAATCTAATTGAATCGCCCAACGCCCAAGCAAATTACCTAATGTCTTAGGCGCTTTAGATGTTGCGGCTCTTATAGTATCTGAGTATGGCATTTTTATTCTCTTAAAAGGGCGGGGTACTTATCAAAGTTTGTAGTATTGCGAAGTTTGATGACCTTTTCCCGTGGTTTATCGCAATCATTGACTTTCCCCCTTAAGCTAATTACAAAACGTGTTGCAGTTTCCGTAGTTGTCACAGCAGGTTGTACAAAACACAATCCTGCCCCCTTGAGAGATAGTTTGTGAAGTACAAGCCGCATAACTCACGGTTGTTATCAAACACAACCACAAACCTATTAGTAGCTTATTCATCGTCCCACTCCTCAACCGTAGCGGCTAGGTTACTGGCTTTCTTTTGTGGAACTGCGTTGGCTTTTACTGCCGGTTTGCGCTTTTCAGGTTCATCAACTTCTTCTTCACTTGCTTTAGGCTTCTCAAGCTTTAATGCCGAATCTGCTTTTGGTACGCTCATTGTTACAGCCCGTTTAGCTTCGGGTGTCTGACCCTTTTCAACAGCAACGGCGTACTCATCATCTTCTAACCAACGAACTGGTTGGAAAAATAACTTAGGAACTGCCGCCTTAGTATCGAAACGCAATCGAGTAATCAAAGTTTCAGGGTTAATGTTCTGCGCCGCTAAGTAGCGAGCATATGCTTGTAGTGGGCGTTTGTCGCCCTCTTCTTTACCAAAGAGTGAAGTAGCCGCTAGATTTAACTGCATTACATCACCTTGAATGTCGTTAGCTAACACAACTGCAAGACGCTGACTGAAACGGCATGCCTTGGATTCACCTTGACCCGAACCTTTTACGTTCTGTGGGCATGATGCGCAGTTTGAAGCTTGTGGCTCGTCAATAGACGCATCAGGTTTTTCCCCATCAGCAGACCAACAATCAGGTGCTTTTGTTGCGCCTTCTTCGTATGTGCCTGCATAAAACGTACGGCTGATTTTAGGTGCCGCATTAACAATAACAACATCAAGATGGCGGTCGTCAATAGAAGTAATTTCCTTACCATCAGACATCAAACGGAATACTCCGCCTTTAATTGAAATACGTTTACCACCGCCACCTACTCCGCCACCTGCAAGGCTTTTGGCTAGTGTTGATAATTCTGCTTTCTTAGCAAAAGCAGGGGTTTGTGCAGGATTAAATTTGGCTATTTCGCCCATGATTTCCTCATTTAGTTGGTTTGCGAACCGATACTGTGTACTCCGACATAGAATTTAACCCCGCCGGTACGCTTCCGGGATTCTCTTCCAAAAACATAGACATATTCTTTTGCGATATTCTGCGTTCAAATAAGTCCAATGCATCATGCTCCATGGCAAACTGTTTAAATGAATCCCAGTCGTCCGTGTAATACCTCGTTCTTTGCCCTAAGATAATAGTGCCTTCATTAGTTTTGGCGGTGCTTGTTCCAAGAGCCATCATTTGATCTTTCATGGCGCTTTTAATTTCTTCTTGCTTTAGCTTTAATTCTTCGAGTTGCGTTTCGTACTCGGTCGTTAACTCTTGAATCTTGGCGTATATTTTTCTATATACTTTTGCTAGTTTATCTAGCGGTATTTGTTCGTTTTCCATACATCCTCCTGTAAAAGATTTTACAACAATAAAGGTGCGTTTACAACCGACATAGGGTTTTCCTTATACGGTTAATTCTTCTTTGTACAAATCAAGAAGAATATTGTGTCCTTCTACACGCTTCTCTAGTTGCGAAAACATTTTCTTTTCTAAATCACTACCCTGTAAGTGTATCACCGTTACGCTTGTAGAGTCTTGCCCAATTCGATCGGCACGAGCAATACATTGTAAGTAGGTTTCAACAGACATTACTGGTCCATAAAACACAACTGTATCTGCAGCAGTTAGTGTAACACCATGTGATGCAGCTTGTGGTTGAATTACTAAAACCCTAGGATTATCAATAGTTTGGAAGCGTTTAAATATGTCTGTGCGTTTGTTTACGCCGACGTCGCCGTGCACTACTTCGGCTTTAATATTATGTTTTAATAAGTGTAAATGTATCGCTTCTATGCTGTGTCTAAACGGTGCAAAAATAATTACTTTACGGCTTGTTTCTTCTAGAACTTCTAACAAAACATTTAGTCGTGGTGCGCAATCAAACTCAACAACTTCATGCTCATCTGTATAAGCCGCACCTGCACTAATCTGAAGTAGTTTGCTTACACCTGCCGCGGCGTTTACTGCAGTAATTGTTTCACCCGCCGCTTGCACTAGCATGCGTTCCTTAAGCATCCTGTAATATTTAACCTGTTGTGCTGTCAAAGGCACTTCACGTGTTTCAGTTAATACTGGTGGTAAGTCTGTACATTCTTCTTTTGTGTAACGTATTGCAGGCTGTAGTGCATCGAATACTGCTTCAGCCGCACCTGATTTTGCAACCCATTTAAACTTGGTAAGTTTCTTCATAACCTTATCACGCCAAGCAGTAGCAAATTTAGGCACGCCGTTAGGGTTAACTAATTTAGCTAAACCGTATGCATCCATAGGCGATTGAGCCGAAGGTGTGCCCGTCATCATCCACAACATTGTGTCAGGTTTAAGAATTTTATTTAAGGACTTCCAACGTTTTGTAGAAGAGTTTTTATATGCGTTTGCTTCGTCAACAATAACTAGATCAAACCTACCATCAGAAATAACTTCATCCGCAATAAGATTTAAACCATCATAGTTAACAATTACAAACTCGTAATCACCCTGAACCATTTCAATGCGTCTTGTTGCTTGGTTGTGGTGCGCCGCAATTGCTGAACGATGAATAACAGACTTACTAATACTACTCATCCAAGCATCATGCATGATTGATAGGGGGCATAAAACTAAGCACCGTCTTACTTGTTTTAAACTCATTAAATAATCGGCAGCCCATAACGCAGATAAAGTTTTACCAGTTCCGGGGTCGTTAAATACAAAGGCTCTGCGGTTCATTGTTAAAAAAGATGCAGTATCAATTTGATGTGCGAACGGTTTATGACGACCGGGCCAGTTGTATCTAGCAGTAATCGGTGATGGTGGGTTTTTAACACCTAGGTTGCGGAGCACCCGCATTTCATCTAGCCCCCAGTACACCGCTACTTCATATGAGCCGTTGTCTTCGCTGACAATTTTACTGCGGGGGATTATGCTGTATTTGTCAGGGTTGCGTGTTTTAAACAGCAACGCTTTGTTTTCTATAATTTGCATTATTCAATGATCCTATACACGGTTGCGTAATCGTCGATAAGTCTATGTTGTTCTATTCTGTTAGCGTTTCTTAAGCGTAATGATATTAACGACCAAAAGGGGTCATCTTTAAATTCTTTTTCGTTAACCCATTTTCCACCCCAACGAACAGCCCACAAATCTTCTAATGTAGATATGGGCGCTTGCATAGCCTCGCTATTTAAATCTTCTTTTTTAACACCACCTAAACTATGAGGGGGCATTATATTTGTTGGATATGGATTTGCTATTGTTATTTGATCAAGCATTCGTTGTTTTTCTATGGCTTTAGCCATCGCCTCGTCTGATATTCCCATTATTTAATTGATCCATCTGATTTGCGTTTGTATGAACGGTTCTTGCTTGCGGGTACTGCTTTTAAATTTGACCTTGTAGTTGTACCGCCTTTACTCAATGGCTTCTTGTGGTCAACGTCCATGCCGTCGCCTTTATGCACTACACCTTCACGCATTAACATTCGCCTTGCTTTGTTGCGCTGTGCTCGCTTCTTCTTGACCATTTCTGTGCCGTCGTATGTTGCGTATTCTTTTTTGTAGTCTCTTTTGTATGCCATAATTTTCTTTCAATGCTTAGGGTTAAATTCACAACTTTTTACTTGACACCAACCGCATAGTGGTGTTTGAGTGGGGTTCCAAATGTTATTTTCGTGGGATGCGACTAATTTAGCAACACGTTCACGATATAGTTGCCAATGTAGGTCTTTCTGATCAACGGTCATCATATTTTTAACCATAGAGTTTTTAACTACAAACAGCAAGGACGAATTAACTTGGCGTATGTGGGGGAAGTGAGCGAACACCATCAAAGACATCAGGATTAACTGGTCAGTATCAGGGTATCTATCGTTCCCTGTCTTATAGTCAACAACCCATGCTTTTAATCCATCATCGTCAATGATTACTAAATCGGCAATACCACGAACCCACGCATTCTCATCACTAAACCCGCAAGGCTTTAAGTCTTCAGTTACACCCATTTCATACTCAGGTAATTTGCGCCCTTTCTTTTCTTTCAGCGCATCTAGTACGGGTTGTATAAAAGCGTAGGCTTCAGGCAAAGGGGTTCCATCCTTAATATAAAGTTCGGCGGCTTCGTGTACTTGTTTTCCGTATATTGTGTGCTTAGTTTCAGTAAAGGGGTAGTTCTTTAAAACCTTTACTTCATGGAAACGTCTTGCACAACCCTCGAAATCTTTAAGTCCTGAATGGCTCCACTTAATTTTCATTTAGAATTTCGCAGTCTTGATGGCTTGGTCTAGGCGATCTGAGAACTCAGAAACAAACTTCTCATTACGAGATAGTTTACACCCCATATCATCTAGAATTACATGGGTTAGTTCGTGCCAAAAAGTATTTGCTTTTTCGCTAGGGGTGTATTTGTCTTTAAGATAAGAACTACGTTTAGCTATTTTTATGGTGTTAGCGTCGTAATGGACTTGACCACGACAGCCTTTAATTGTTTCTACATCTTGAATCTCTATCTTTCGTTTACCTACTTTTACTTGCTTTGGTATTTTCATTTTGCTTCTCCATATCGTTTATTTGAATCTGCTTCCGCATCTAATGGTATACCCTGCATATAACTCGGTTCCATAATCATTTGTTCTAAAACCCATTGCGTTGCTTTTTTTGCTTCATCTTCAGGAACTAAGACTACAACTTCATCGTGCACGGTTAATACACAGGAATACCTCTTTTGTATTCTCAGCATCCCATCCGTCATTACACATCGTGCTACTGCTTGCACAATGTTTTCTACCACCTTACCACCATACAGGCGTTTTCTATCTGCGCCATAAAACCATTGAACACGACCTCTTTCATCGTACTCAGCAGTTAAATTAGGATAGCGTAAAGCCAGTCCACTAGGTAATATTATACTCTCTTTGGCAAATGTCAAGCACTTGTATTTGTGTTCTTTTTCACCCGCTAAACTGCGGTCAATTAGGGCTGAACATAACTCCCATAGATTAACTACTGGATGGGCGGCTTCACGATACTTATCAATGATTTTCTTCGCAGCAATACAATGGATTAGTAATTCGTTATCTGTGCAAGTCCTTGGTATATTCTCCATCAATTCTATGTTGCGATTCCAACCAACAAAATCTGCTAAATCCTGTTGAGTTACTCCCAACTGCTTGGCAAAGTCTTTATCGTACATAGTAGGTGGCGCACCTAGGAAACCAGTAAGAAGTTGTGCAGAGAAGCTAGCCCAACCCATGCCGTAACCACAACCCAGTAGCGCAGACTTAGCTGACTGTCTTAAATCAGGGTGGCTCTCTTTACTGAGCGTTGGGATTCCAAACATTTGCGCACCGAAAGCGGCGTACGCATCTTTACCCGATGAGAATATCTCGAGGAGCGACGCATAGTCCGCAAGGTACGCAAGAACTCTTGGCTCAATTTGGGAGAGGTCGCAAACAACGAGTGTGTAACCGTCCGGCGCTTGTATACTTTTACGTAAGAAAGACCCCCGCTTGAGGTTTTGAAGATTAAGCCCCGAACCCTTGGACGCCGACCAACGACCTGTGTGTGCGCCGTAGTAATTAAGCGGGACAGGAAGCGTGCCTCGCTCTGCAATGTCGACAAAACGTTGCGCTCTCGTACGTTCAAGCGTGCTTTTAACTTTGAGCCTCGCTTCACAGATAAGTGCAACATCCTCATTCTCGCTGTTGAGTAGGGCTTGGAAGAGGGCGTCGTTTTTGGCAAACGCATACGCTTCTTTCCCAGTAGTCTTTGATATTTTGGTAGGCGGCTTAACTCCAAGCGATAGAAGAACGTCAGCGAACTGATCATTGCTAGCCAGCGCCGAGTCTTCAACATTTGCCTTTTTAAGTAGGGCTTCTCTTTTTGTTCTCTCGTCTTCGATAGCTTCACGCAACATCTCCTCGTCTAGTTCTAATACAGGATTAATAAACATTTTTATAGTCATGTCTATTAGCCTCAGTTCTTTCTTTGGGTAACCCCCTGCAACTTCTTCATTAAGCCTGTTAAATACTGCCTCGCATAAGAACACATCATGCAGACA